ATAAGGAGGGGGTGTACGTTCATTTTAGACCCCCCACGTGCCTTTCTAAATTCTTAGAGAGGTACTGTGGGATTGTACACAGGCCTTAGACGGTCTGGGATATCTCCATAATCATTATCAGAATTGCAAGAATCACGTAGAGTTTGTAACTTTCTTATAAATCGGCAAAGGAAACTTCGTAATAATGAAGTCAATTGCTTTCTCTCTAACAGAATCTTGTTCGGCTTCTGTCATTTCATCATAAGGAACGTTACAAAATAATTCTACTGTATTGTTTAACAAAATTGTTGAATTATATCCTAATTCACAATCTCTTAAAAACCATTTAGTAAAATCTTTATACGGATTCCACTCGTTGTCAATTGTAGTAAGCATACACTTCAAAATCGTATCACCTACTTCTTATACTTAGTTACTGTTGTTGTAGACAATCCAACTGCCGCTGCAATCTGAGCATTTGTATAACCCGAAGCAGCCATTGCCTTAATTCTGTTCTGCTGTGCAGGAGTTGCTTCAACAGTTTGCTTAGGAGTTGCTCTTTGTCTTAATTGGTCAGGGTCTGCATAGTTAAGAATTGATTTAAACTTTGTCTTAGGAATTGCACCAGCTTGTATAGCTTCCCATTCAGAGTCTGTGATGTTAATCCTATCACGTTTTGCTCCATATTGAGTTCTATACTTCTCAATCGCAGACTGAGCAATCTTCTTCTTTTGCTTCTTATAATCTGTCTTCGAAATTCCAGGGTCTTCTTCCTTAATGACCTCAAGTCTAGCATTAATCTCAGAATTCGCTTTCAAATTTGCTATACGCTCACGAGCTCTGTTCTTTTCGGCATTGTTAAGTTTAGCATTCAAAGAAGCAACTTCATTAGAATACTTAAGAGCAGCATTCTTATCATATTTAGTATCTTCTGTACTAATAATTGCTCTTCTTGCTGCGTTTGCTCTAGACTTTAATCCGTTAGCATATTCAGCATAAACATACTCTTTGGAAGTTCCAGATGACAATGTATGAGCATCCGAAGTCTCTGCCATTTGAGTGCTCTTAGACATACGCTCTTGAACATTGCCTTTAGCATCCGTATAAAAGCGTTTGTCATCATCAGCAACCTTGTATACAATAGCGCCTTCTTCTTTAGACGAATCATACCAAGGTTTACCTTTCTCATTAATGTAAGCCTGACCTTGTCTCTTAGGAACAAGCTTCTCAGAACCTGCCCTGGTTATTAAAGTTGATGCACCTCTACTGAGATTACCGTTCTCATCGACATGCTCCTTGTACTCTTTTTCAAGAGCAGCTATGTCATTGTCTATGTAGGATTGCTTCCAGTTAAGCTTATGTTTCTCAGCATCTATGATTACCATAGAATGTCTTGTTGCTTTAGCTATGTCTTCAGGGTCCGCTCCCTTAAGTGTCATGTCCATGATGAGGTTAGATACTTCGCCCATCTTCTTCTGCTGGTCTTCTTTATTGATTACTTTAATGCCTTCAATATAAGGATAAGCAGTTTTAGGGTCAAAGTCTTTAAGACCTTTAGGAAGTGGTGAAGTAGTAATACCATTGCGTCCTTTAGTAGTAGGTATAACCAAAGCAGTATCACCATCAAAATCCGCACCGGACAACTGGGCTGCTACAGCGCTACTAATACCAACAGCATCTATAGAGTCTGCACCTATAGTGCTTCTGCCTTCTTTGTTCTTATTATTCACTGTCAACACTGGTATCTCAAAAGTTCCGCCATGAGGAAAACGTACAAGTGCTACAGTAGTACCGTCTTCATAGTTTGGTGCAAATACTTCATTATCCTTAATACTATCCAAAGGCAACAACACATGATATTGCTGTCCTGGGAGAGACGCTGCAGAAAGACTAACAGCAGTAGCATCACAGTCATCTGCAAAGTCTTCCAAGAAGTGCTTTCTAAGAGTTGGATTTGTAATCTGCATAATGGACTCAAGTTCTGCGTCTTTATCTGCAAGACTTAAATTCAACTGTTTAGATATCAATTCTTCTTTCTGTTTTGCTAAGAACTGAGAAGGTGTATCATTGGACCAATCTTTCCATTCGCCTTCTTCTCGAGTTTTATTAATAGGAGAAAGATGTTTCTTTCCATCTTCTCCTTCATATTCGTATTGTCCTTCTACAGGAATATAAGCACCAAATGGATTCTTAGGGTCTTTCTTAATAGGCTTAAGAATGGAGTCTTTTCCTGTACCCATAACTGGAACATCTTCATTCTTATTAGTGTTAAACCGAACATCAATACCATCAGGTAAGTCATCGGCATATCTCATCATGCCCTTGAGATAATGAGTTCCGTCAACAAGAATTCGTCCCTGAGCATAATGAACACCATCGCCAAGATTTAAATCTGTAAGACCTCGTCTTATCTCGATTAATCCATCTTTGGCAAGACCACCTTTATCACCATAGACAATTTGAAGACGTTTGCTATCCAAAGAAGCGGGATACTGAACTTTACGTACAGTACCGTCATCATCTATGGCAAAATCAATGACACCTTCTATTTCATCCAAATGGTCATAAATATCTTTGTACTCAGTTCCAGGTTTAGCAAGAACTCGAACCGTAAGCTTGTTATCAGAGTTCGGATTAGTAGCATAATCAATGCGTCTAGGTTCCAAGAAATATCCTTCAGCTTTGAGCTCTATCAAAGCAGCTTCAAATCTTGAAGGTGGAATTCCTTTTGGTCCAACATATTTCTCGGCACCTCCACCAACATCCACATAACCAACTTCATCAACTCTCTGCTTAAGAAAATCAATAACAGGCTGTACGGCTCTAGTCTTGGCATCGTTAGCTTCTTTAAGGGCAGCTCTTACAGAACTCTCGTTCATTCCAAGCTGTCTTCCTATTTCGCTGTTATTAAAACCTTGGTCATGAAGACTTTTAATCTGAGATATAGTTTCAGCTTTACGTTCAGCTTTTGCTATAGCTTTAAATACATGAAGTTCTTTTGAAGTAATCTTCTCACCGGTCTGTTCTGACAAGGCTTCTGCTACTTTTGCGGCAGTAAGTCCTTGTTTTTCAAGTTCTTCAACTCTACTAAGAAAATCACCAGACGTGTTAAAAGGAAAACCTTCTTCATGTTGATAGGGAACATCTCCACTTCCCCAAGGATATCGTCCTGAACGGCGCTTGACACCAGAGTGCTCAAGTTCGTCTTCAACGATAATATCAATTATCTCAGAATCTAAATCCTGAGCAGTCTTGTAATACATTACTTTGTCTCCTTCGCCGCTATATTATTGAAACGTTTGATTGTTTCCATTATTGGTAAAATAATATCAATTCCTGGTTCGTCAATAACCACTTCATTGTTTTGGTATATGCGTAACTCTATTTTGGTATCACTCATTTTTACATATGAATACTCCAAAAAGAATAATGCCGCATAAATATAAAGCTGGTCCATCTTGGCTGGAGTAAACCCAGTCTTTAAATCGTGTACTCTGAGAATACGTTTCTTCTCATCATACAGAATAGCATCCGAAGTACCAAAGCAAAGTTCCGAATAGAACAATACTACTTCGGGGTCCATACGAAATGATACAGCATCTTTTACATAATTGCACACATTAGAGAATATCTTTTCAAAGTCAACAACTTCAAACACTGCCTCAGGAATACCCTGTGACATCAAACGTACTTCCATGTAACGTCGTTCATTTTTAGTCATTGGTCTTTTGTAAAATATAAAGTCTCTAGCTTCCTTATGTATTAGTGTTCCCATAGTTGCCAAATAAGAGTTACATAGTCTCTGCATAAATTCATCGTCACTATCATTAATCCAAGAATATTTTGACGGTGACAACAGAGCATGCTTACCCTCAAATGACAAATGCTTGTTCCATTGCATCTAATACCTCCTCTTTGTTTTCCGGATAAATAAAACTAGAGAACGACATCCCATTCATTCTCTCTACATAATAATCTTGATTAGGCTGATGCTTAGCTTTAGAGTCTTTCTTGCATTCCAAGCTAGCCCAACGATTACCGTGCAATATCAACAGGTCCGGAATACCCTGTAAATAATTAGGGTCATTCTTCATAACAATACAATCAGGAAACCGTGACTTAATTTCTTTTATCAGGTCCGATTGAAATTTGTTTTCACGCATGAAGAAAACCTCCTAAATATAAATTAAAGAGAGGACAAATTCTGTGTCCTCCCTATATAAGGGCGTAAATTTTTT